CGGGCATCCGTTGTGGCCTGGGCATTGCTGCCCCGGTAGTACCACTGGACGGCGCTCAGCGAGTCGGCCCGGACATCGGTCAGTACGGTCCCGATCTGAGACACCGGCCAGCCACCCGATCCGGCCTGGGCGGCACTCAGGGCGTAGACGGATGCTCCGACCGGGTACTTGCTGATCGGGTCGGCGTTGGTCAGCAGCACCGAGGTGTCGATCACCAGCGGCTGAGCCCGCAGGTTGCCACCGGAGTCCAGGTAGGTCGCCTGGCCCTGGGTGGAGTTGGCGACCGCCCCGAAATCGTCCAGCGGCGCGGTGCCCCAGGTGAACACCGGCAGCGACGAGGAGGCGGTGACCGGCTTGAACTCCCAGTGGTCGTTCACCCAGGTCGGCACGTCACCGTTGGTCGGCGGGGATGGGTCGTTCACATCCTTCAACCCGGTCATCGCCTGGGTGGCGACACCGGACAACATCATCTTGCTGCCCGGTGCTCCGGTCCCCGCAATGGTCAGATTCAGCGTCGGGGTGTCGACCACACCGAGCTGGTCGGCCAGCAGCAGGGCGGACTCGGCTTCGATCTCGTAAGGCCGGTTCGGGGTGCCGTTGCCGGTGACGGTGATGCCTTCGCCGCCCGTGATGATGCAGCTACACGTCTGGTTTCCACAGTTGCAACGGGCCACTATCTAACCTGCTCTCGGGTTCACACCGTCATGGCCCCGCCCTCGTGGGGTGGCCGTCCTTCTGGGCGAACAGTAGCAGCGGCAACAACGTAGTCGTATCCTCCCGTTAGGTACCTAACGGTAGGAGGAAGACAGTGGCTGTACGGCAGGACTCGTCACACCCCACCGGGGTGGCCGATGTCCGTGAAGGACGGGTCGGTGGGGCCACCACCTGGCTGCCGAGAAACCGCAAGGCCGACGCGGCACTGTCCCTGCGGCTGTCCGGGGCCACCTGGACCGAAATCGCCCTCGCACTCGGATTCCCCACTCCGCGTGCGGCGATGCTGGCCGTCGAGCGGGCCTTGATCAAACAGCTCGACGCCACCGAGGACCGGGACAAGATGCGCACCATCGCCGGAGCCCGGCTGGAACGGCTGCTCAGGTCGGTCTGGGGTAGGGCGCTCGACCCGAACGACCCGGAGCAGTTGTCTGCCGTCTCCCGGGCTCGTGAGCTGATCGACCGGCACGCCAAGCTGTACGGCCTGGACGCCCCGACCGAGCTGGTGGTGCACTCCCCCACCCAGTCCGAGCTGGAGGACTGGGTGCTGCGGATGACGGCGACGATGATTCCGCACATCGACGAGCCGAGCATTTTCGAGTTGGAAGAGGACGACGTGCACGAGATCGAGGCGGGCTAGTGCCTTTTCGTTTGGACCCCCGTTACGGCGAGTTCCGGGCCAAGATTCAGTTCACCACCGCCGCCTGGATGCCGTACCAGATCTATCAGGCCTGTCTTCGGACCGGCATCTTGTCGAACACCGTCTACTGTCAGCACGCCGTCTGCGAGGCGCTGGCCCGCGATCTTGATCTTGACGTGAACGAGTTGAAGGCGGCACTGCCCCGGGCGCGGACAGGAGCGGCGCACCTGTTCGACCCGACCGGTGTGGTGCCCGGGGTGGAGCCCCGCATCCCCAAGAGCATCCTGGTCGATCATTCTGGCGGTATCGCCCGCTACGGGATGGGCAACACCGACGAAGAGGTGTACTAACCAATGGTCACCGTTCCTACACTGGATACGTGCAGAAGGTGCGCTGGACCCAGAAGTGCGCGGGAGGCTGTGGCACCGTGCTGCGGCTCGGCGTCTACGCCACCCGGCTGCACAACGGTCTGTGGTGCGTGACATGCCTGCGCCGACACCAGGCGACCTGTCAGGTGTACCGCCCGAGCTGATCGGTCTGTTCCGGCAGTGGAAGCCCGACGCACAGCTCAGGGCGATGGAAATGCTCAAAGGGCTGGAAAGCGTCAACTGGCACCCGTTCTTCTGCAAGGTCCCGGGACGCACCTGCGACGGCCACCCCCACCCAGGGTCGAACTTCCAGCACGCCAGAGCCGACCAGTGGCCACCGCCGATGGACTCCCAGGAGTGGTTCACCCTGCTCTTCTCCGGCGGTCGTGGTGCGGGCAAGTCACGGACCGGCAGCGAGATCACCCACCGGGTGACCGAGAAGGTGCCCCGGCTGTTCCTGATCGCCGCCACCGGCCCCGACCTGCGCGAGACGATGGTCGAGGGCGTGTCCGGCATTCTGGCCACCTCCCCACCCGGCAAACGTCCCCTCTGGGAGCCCAGCAAGAAGCGGCTCACCTGGCCCAACGGCTGCATCGCACAAGGCTTCTCCGCCGAAGAGCCAGACCGCCTCCGTGGTCCGCAGGCTGGGTTTGTCTGGGCCGATGAACCGGCCCACTTCCCGCTGGTCGACGAGGTGTGGTCGACCATGCAGCTCGGGCTGCGGATGGGGTCGTGGCCGAAGATTGTCGCCACCACCACACCCAAGCCGACGAAGTGGATGAAGGAGTTGATCAAGGACCCGCTGACGATCACCCGCCGGGTCTCCACCTACGCCAACATCGACAACCTGGCCGACGCCTTCAAGCGCACCGTGCTGGACCGGTTCGAGGGCACCCGGCTGGGCCGTCAGGAGCTGCACGGTGAGGTCCTCGAAGATGTCGAAGGCTCGCTGTGGACCTGGGAGATGTTCAGTTGGGTTGATGAGGCACCGTCGTTGCAGCGGATCGTGGTCGCCGTCGACCCGGCGGGGTCCAAGAACAAACTGTCCGACGAAACCGGCATCGTGGTCGTCGGGATCGGTCACGACAAGCATCTGTATGTGCTGGCCGACCTGTCCGGCAGGTACAGCCCGCGCGGCTGGGCGGAGAAGGCGAACAGGGCCTACGAGGACTTCTCCTGCGACGCCATCGTGGCCGAGAAGAACTACGGCGGCGACATGGTGAAGCACACCCTGGAGACCTCCGGTTACGGCGGTGCCCGGGTGATCCTGGTCGACTCCCGGCGCGGCAAGGAGCTGCGGGCCGAGCCGATCGTGGCCCGCTACGAACGACACATGGTCAGTCACGTCGGCAAGCCCGGCGAGCTGGCCGAGTTGGAAGACGAGATGACAAGCTGGGTGCCCGGTCAGGGGGCGTCGCCGAACCGGGTGGATGCCCTGGTGCACGGCGGCACCGACCTGATGAAACGGCTGGAACCTGCCTCCATCGCCAGCCCGAACAAGCTGATGCGCGGACAGCGCCATTTGAGAGCTGTCGGATGAGCCATGCCTGGTACGTCTGGCTCGCCGCCGCATTTGTCGCCGTGGTGTCCGTTGCCCGGACGGCCCGGCTGCTGGTGTGGGACTCATTCCCGCCGGTTGAGTGGCTCCGGCTCAAGTTCTTCACCGCAGTCGGTGACAGCCCCTGGAAGAAGCTCGGTGAGTGCGCCTTCTGCATCGCTCCGTACCTGAGCCTGGGCATGGTCGGCTGGGCCTGGCTGAGTGATCTGCACTGGTCCTGGTGGCTGATCAACGGCTGGTGGGCGCTGTCCTATTTGGCCGCGATCCTCGTAAGTTACGACCAGCCAAGCGACGGCACGGACTGACTCTCCTGGTCGCGGGGGTGTCGGTGTGCGAAACTCCGGTGTGAAGCCCACCACGGAGCGGAAAGACACCGATGCCACGACGCAAGGCTGAACCAGAGGCGGTCGTGATCCCCACTTCGGCAATGGTGGCCTCGGCCACTCGGTACGCAGGCAAGGCAGCACGGATCTACCAGCCGACGCAGAACTGGCAGAGTGAGTGCTACCGGCACTACGGAATCTGCGGCGAGGCCCGGTTCGCGGCCAAGTTTTTCGGCCACTCGGTGTCCCGCGCCTCACTGTTCGCGGGTGAGGTGGTGCAGGGGGTGGTGCGGGCGCTGGACAACGGCCCGGCTGCCGATGCGCTGGCCGCGTTGTTCAACGGCAAAGACGGCCAGACCCAGATGCTCGACTCACTGGGCACCCATCTGACCATCGCTGGCGAGGCGTACCTGGTCGGACGCTCGGTCGAAGGGATCGACACCTGGGAGATCGTCTCCTGTCTGGAGATGCAGGTCACCGGCTCCTCCTGGCAGATCAACTACGGCTCCGGCATTCCGCCCGTGATGCTCACCGAGTCCGACGTGGTGATCAGAATCTGGCTGCCCTCCCCGGCACACCGGGTCGAGGCCGACTCCCCGTTCAAGGCGCTGCTGCCGATCCTCAGTGAGATTGAGTGGTTGACCCGGCACGTCTTCGCGCAGATCACCTCCCGGCTGGCCGGGTCCGGCATTTTGATCATGCCGCAGGGGATGAGCTTCCCACCGCCGCCGGAGCAGGTCGGGATCGACGGCGCGGAGTCTGCACAACCGGCCAACGATGCCGACGCCTTCATGCTGACCCTGGCCGACGCGATGATGGCCCCGATCGAAGACCCGTCCTCTCCGAGTGCCGTGGTGCCGATCGTGGTCACCGCCCCGGACGACACCATCGACAAGCCGCGCCTGCTGACCTTCTGGACCGAGCTTGACGCGGCCAGCATGGGCTTGCGAAACGAGGCCATCCGCAGGTTCGCCCTGGGCATGGACCTGCCGCCGGAGCAGGTGCTGGGAATGTCCGGCAACACGACCGGGGCGACCGGCAGCACCATCTCCCACTGGGGTGCCTGGCAGGTTGAAGAGTCAACCATCAAGCTGCACATCGAGCCGATGCTCGATGTCATCGTCAACGCCCTCACGGTCGGCTACCTGCGCCCGCTGACCGAGGACCCTACAGCGATCGTCGGCTACGACTCGACCGCGCTGCGGCTGCGTCCCGACCGGTCCAAAGAGGCCTTCGAGCTGTACGACCGGGGTTTGATCTCCGCCGACGCGCTGCGCCGGGAGAACGGCTTCGACGACGACGACACCCCCACCAGCGACCAGTTCAAGACCTGGCTGCTGATCAAGGTCGCGTCGGGTTCGGCTACACCGGAACAGGTTCAGGCTGCGTTGGGCGTGCTAGGCGTCGAGCTGGGTCCGATCACCGGAGATGTTTCACGTGAAACACGGCCCGACCCAACGTTGGACGAGCACCCCACTCGTCCCCGGACACCAGGCGAGTCGGCACTCGTTGCGGCAGCCGACGCCCTGGTGTTTCGAGCCCTGGAGCGGGCAGGCAACCGGTTGCGACAGTCCGTCACCAAGCCGCCCGGGGTGCCCGCCTACGAAACCCACCTGTACGTGAAAGCCAACGGCACCGCCGAACGTTTACTCGATGACGCCTGGTCGTGCGCCCCCCAAGTCCTGGACGGGATCGCCGACCCCCTGATCGTGGTGCCGGTGCTCAGCTCGTACTGTGCGTCGCTGCTCAAGGAGCAGTCGCCGCACAACCGGGACCGGATGGTGAACTGGCTCCGGCTGGCCGATCAGGTCTCGGCATGACCGACGAGTTCGCCGCCCGCCGCCGGGTCAGCCAGGAGGAGGCGATCACCGAGCTGCGGCCCTATGTCGCCGCCTTCATCGCGGAAGGGCTGGACGCCGCACCCGAGCTGGCCGAGGCGGTCACCCAGATTTACACCCAGACCTATCTCAACTCAGGCGGGTTGCGGAAGGCCAGGACTGCCGCCTTCATCTACTCGATGCGGAAGATGCTCAGTCACACCGAGCCGGACTCCGATCCGACCACGGTGGCCACCTGGCTGGCGGTGGCCGCGATCAACGCCGCCACCGTGCAGGCCGCCTACGACGCCCCCGAGCCGTATGTGGTGCGCTGGACCACGATGCACGACACCGCCGTTCGGCACGCCCACGCCGATGCGGAAGGTCAGCGCCGACCACCCGGCAGCTACTTCTTCGTCGGGGGCGAGAATCTGCGTTACCCGGGCGATCCTCGGGGACGACTCGACAACACGATCAACTGCCGGTGCATCGCGCAGCCTATCCAGTTGGATGTCTCGGCAGTGACTGCCGCCGCAAAGGAGAAGACCATGCTCGAAACCGCGCTCCCCTGGCACGGCGTGCTCGCCCCGGAAGGCCAGTGGTCCGGCGACGGGCGGATGTTCGCCGTCGACTCGCTGCGCAACCGCGACCTGCCGCTGCCGCTGACCTGGCAGAAAGCCTCCAGCGACGGCCATGACGGCTCGGTGGTGGTGGGTCGGATCGACTCCATCGAACGAGTCGACGGGATGATGCGCGGCGAAGGCGTGTTCGTCGACACCCCGGAGACCGATGAGGTGGTCGGACTGATCGCCGAGTTCGGAAAGTTCGGAGTGAGTGTGGACGCCGACGACTCCGAGTTCACCTTCGACGAGGACACCGGCAAGGTGACTTTCACCTCGGCCCGGATCGCCTCGGCTTCGCTGGTGCCGATCCCGGCCTTCGCCGAGGCCTACGTGGCACTGGGCACCTGGGCGGACCAGGCTCCACCGATGCCACCGGTCGAGGAGGTTGAATGCGACCCGGAGGCCGACGACTACGAGGACTGCCTGGCCGCCAAGGAGGCCAAGGACATCAGTGACGGCTACAGCCTGGGCACCACGGGTGGTGTGGTGGAGATGATCTCCGAGGGTGCCTGGGACGGCTCCGCTTCGCGGTACACCCCGGAGCAGTGGAAGAAAGCCACTGTGCTGCACGTCTGCACCGGAGACGAGAAGTCGTGCCACAAGCTGCCGATCAAGGAGCCCGGTGGTGCGTTGAGTCGGGCTGGGGTGCACGCCGCTGCGGCCAGGTTCAATCAGGTCGACGCCCCGCCGGAGGCGAAGGCGAGTGCCGCTCGACAGCTTCGCGGTGCCTACAAGCAGCTCGGTGAGGAAGCGCCCGACGTGCTCAAGGCGGCGGGTGAGGTGGACACCTTCGGTCGTGGGCCGGGCTGGCTCACCAACCCGGAAGACACCCGGCGGATTTGGGCCTACTGGACCCAGCCGGGCCACGAGGGCTACAACAAGATCAACTGGGGGGTGCCGGGCGACTTCAACCGATGCCGGGTCGAGGTGGGTGAGGAGATCGGCGAAAACTCTCCCGACAAGTTGCGCTTCCTCAACCAGATCTGCGCCCAGTGGCATCATGACGCGACCGGCTTCTGGCCTGGCCGAGCACCGACCGAACTGGCGTTAGGTCACCTAACTCCCGGTGCCGAGTCGGCCCCGTCGCTGACTCTGGTTGCCGCTGCCTCTCGCAAGGCTCCGGCCTCCTGGTTCACCGATCCTCACCTGTCTGGCCCGACCCACCTCACGGTCACAGAGGAGGGTCGGGTCTTCGGCCACATCGCGGAGTGGAAGACCTGCCACATCGGCTACGACCAGGTATGCGTGGCACCGCCATCGAGTGTGTCCGGCTACGCCTACTTCGCCACCGGCCAGGTGCTGCTGGATGACGACACCTCGGCCCGTACCGGGGTGCTCTCGCTGGGTGGTGGCCATGCCAGTGCCCGCTCCGGTGCCCGGGCAGCCGCCGCGCACTACGACTCCACCTCCAGCGCGGTCGCCGATGTCAGTGTGGGCGAGGACGAGCACGGCATCTGGTGTGCGGGCTGGGTCCGCCCCGGAACCGATGACAACGTGGTCACCGCGCTTCGGGCCTCCGACGTGTCCGGCGACTGGCGCGAGATCGGCGGCAACCTTGAACTGGTCGCCGCACTCGCGGTCAACGTCGCCGGGTTCCCGATCGCAGCGGTGCATGATCGCACCCAGGTCGCCCTGGTCGCCTCCGGGGTGGTCCACCTCGAACCGATGATCGAGCTGGCCGACATGGTGCGGGAAGCCGTCCACGAGGAGCTGGTACGGCAGACCAGGATGGCGAAACTACGCGAGCGAGTAGGAGTCTGAACGTGGCGTCAGCGTCCTTGCCCCTCAAGCCAGCAGGTCAGGCAGCCCCGCCGACGCCCCCTGCTGTCCCAACGCTGGTTCGTGGGGTTGGTCAGGTCATGGCGACCAGACCGACAGACGGTCAGTCGCGCCCGCCGCTGGTTCTCGACATGAGTCACGGGCTCTAGATGGCTCGGATTGATGCACCGCTTGAACTTGCAGCCCCGGGCTGCAACGTGGTCGATGTCATAGCCCGGTGGAATCGGACCAATGGTGGTCTCATAGACCCATCGGTGGACGTAGACCTTGGAGTCCTTGGAGCTAGTCGTGGAGCGGAAGGTTCCGTACTCTCGTGGTCCGGAGCCTTGGAAGACAAGGCAGTCGCCCACCCAGACACACTGGTTGAGCAATCGGTCGAACGGCTCTCTCACCACATCAGTAAACCACAAGGAGGGCAGTAGCCATTGCGTGCAACTGTGGCCAGGCCAAGGCCAAGCAGCAGGAGTGGGTGTTCACCGGCAAGGACGGGACAACCCAGGTGTATCCGTCCGAGGTGCAGGCCCGGGCTCGGGTGATCCGTGACGGCGGCGGACGTATTCAGGCGCGAGTCAAGACATGACCTGTGTGGTGGTGCCGCTCGGCCCGGCCTGTGTCGACATCACCGGGGTCAGGGCGGGCGATCAGAACCTGTTCTCGATGACCCTGACCTCCTCCGGCATCCCGGTGGACCTGACCAGCCTGACCATCACCGCCCAGGCCAGGGTCAACCCGCTCGCCCTCGACTCGATCAGTGCCGTGATCGAAAAGGTCGACGCCCTCGCAGGCAAGATCACCGTGCGTTGGCCGGGTGATGCTGTGACGACCATGCTGGCGGGCAAAACCACCTGGAAGGGTGTCTGGGACCTCCAGGTCGACAGCGGTGCGAACGACCCGGTGACGGTGGCGGCGGGGAAGTTCACCGCCAACATGGATGTCACCAGGCCCTGAGGAGTTTGATGACCCAGAACGTCGTGACCCCGTTGGCCGGGATTCAGGTCTCGGTCGACATGCCCGGTGTCACCATCGGCATCCCCGGCCCACCCGGGCCTTCGGGCGGTCCGCCCGGCCCACCTGGACCGGCCTCGACGGTGCCCGGCCCGACCGGTCCAGCCGGTCCGCAGGGCTCGCCCGGTCCGACAGGTCCTCAGGGTGCTCCCGGCACGCCGGGCGCTCAGGGACCAGCGGGTACACCCGGAGCCGACGGCTCACCGGGTGGTGGCACCCAGCAGTCGGTGTGGGGCTGGACAGCTCCCGCCGTCACGGCAGCACTTCCGCTGGGTCGGGTTGGCGTCAACACCGATCTGCCCGCCTCGGCGACCCAACTGTGGATCAACAGGGTCGGCCTGCACGACGGCATCGACTGGTCGGTCACCGTCACGGCGATGAAGGCTGGCGACCACATCTACGTGCAGGCCAAGGCCGACTCGTCGGCGTTCCACCGCTACATCGTCACCGGCACCGCCACTCTCATTTCCGGCTCGACCTGGCAGATCCCGGTGACCACCGATGCCGGGTCACCCACCGGCACCGAGCCAGCCAATGCGCAGGAGGTGCTGGTCGCGTTCCAGTTCCAGCCGCTGCAGGGAGCGGTCGGCCCGGCTGGACCGCAGGGCATCCCCGGCACGGCTGGACCGCCGGGGAGTACCGGACCTGCCGGACCGGCAGGTGGTGCCGGACCCCAAGGGATTCCCGGTGCCACAGGTGCCGACGGAGCCCCGGGTCCAATCGGCCCGATGGGGCCGAGTGGTCAGTCGGCGGGCAAGGTCTTCTACCTCGCCCCCTCCGACACCTCCGACATCGCCACCTACAGGACCGCGCTGGTTGGTCCGTCGGCTGGCCCGGAGCAGACCATCAACACCATCTGCACCGGAACCAACACAGACTTCCTGGTCGCCACCTTTGCCACCGATCCGGGCATTCCCGGAGCCGTCGACTACCCCGCCGGGACCGCGTTTCGGCGGATTTACGCCAGCCTCAACTCTGGTGCCACCGCCCGCTACCACGTCCAGGTGTTCATCCGGAACCTGGCCGGAACTGAAACCCTGGTCCGGGACGAGTTCAGCGCCAACTTCGTCGACCAGGTGGTGACGCCGCAGGAGTGGAGTGCCACCTCCGCCACTGCCGGGACCCTGCTGGCCACCGACCGACTGGTGATCAAGCTCTACGCCCAGCGGATCACAGGTGGGGGCGGCACGATCACCGTCACCACCTACTTCGAGGGCTCCACCCACGCCTCGCAGATTCAGACGACCATCTCGGCGGGTGCCCAGGGTCCGCAAGGCCCACCAGGCCCACAGGGCATCCCGGGACCGACCGTGCCGGTCGCCATCACCGATGTCACCGGTCTGACCGCAGCCTTGACGGCGCGTCCGCAGACCGTGCTGGTCAGCACCGGCTCGGAGGCCCGCCCGACCGGCTCGACGGTTGTGCTGTGGATTTCCCCGGGTGGGGTGGTGCCGACCAACAAGCAGGCAAACGATCTGGTTTTCACCCCGGCGACAGGCGGAGGGTCTGGCGACACCACCGCCCCCACCACGCCGACCGGGGTTGCGTCGTCTGCGGTCACCTCCAGCGGTTTCACCCTGAACTGGACCGCCTCGACGGATGCGGTCGGCGTCACCGGCTACGAGGTGTTCCTCAACGGCGTTTCCTACGCCACCCCGGCGACCAACTCGCAGGTCGTCACCGGACGCGCCGCGAGCACCCTGTACGCGGTCACCGTCCGAGCCCGGGACGCTGCCGCGAACTGGTCGGGTCTGTCCACCCCTCACAACGTCACCACGTCGGCGTCCTCGGACGTGACCGCCCCCACCGTGCCGACCGGTCTGGCGTCGTCGGCGATCACCCTGACCGGCTTCACCGTGTCCTGGACCGCAAGCACCGACGCGGTAGGTGTCACCGGCTACGACGTGCGTCGAGATGGTGGCACCCCGGTCAGCGTCACCGCGACCAACTACGCCTTCACCGGGCTGACCCCGGGCACCCTGTACAACGTCGATGTCCGGGCGCATGACCTGGCGGGCAACAACTCCGCCTACTGCACGGCGCTCGGTGTCACCACCACCGCCGACAGCACCGCACCCTCGGTGCCGACCGGGGTGGCCTCGTCGGCGGTCACCTCATCCGGGTTCACGCTCGACTGGACCGCCTCCACCGACAACGTTGCCGTCACCGGCTACGAGGTCTATCTGAACGGGGTCTCCTATGCCACCCCGGCCAGCAACAGCCAGGTGGTCACCGGGAGAGCGGCCAGCACCCTGTACGCGGTGACGGTGCGGGCACGGGATGCGGTGGGCAACTGGTCGGCTCTGTCCACCGCGATCAACGTCACCACCTCCGCCGGGTCCGGGCCAGCGCAGCACTCCATCTGGGGCACCGGGGCACCGCACGCGCCCACCCTGACCAAGTTCACCGACGGCACCCCCAGCATCGAGCTGGCGCAGGGCTTCTACCGCTACGGCTCCGGGACCGGGTTCTACCCGAACATGCGGATCATTGGCGGCAAGATTTGGCAGACCACCGGGGTCACCCTGCCACCCCAGGTCACCGTCCGTTGCTACAAGTCCACGATGACGGGCGGTAACCAGTCCAGCCTCGGCACCCTGCTGGCCACCAAAGTGGTGACCCCGACCTGGGTTAACGGATGGAACACCATCCTGTTCGACACCCCGATCACGATGGTCGGATCCGACTGCTACTTCATCAGCTACGCCTTCGGGCCGTCCGCAACCGACGACGACACCTATCTACACAGCGGCAGCGGCAAACCCGCCCCGGGTTCGGTGCTCGCATCGGACGGCACCAAGCTGGCCTGGTCCGAAGCTGGTGGTGCCAACCAGTATCAAGAGTCAGTCAACAAGATCGGCACCAACAACTGGATCATCGGTCTATCTATGGTGTTCTACGGTATTGACATTCTGGTGGACGAGGGTCTGTAGTGTCGATCGCCACCGAGAACGCGCTGCCCGGCGAGAATCCGGCCCAGATCACCATCGGCGGTTACGGTGACGCGCTCAACCAGGGGTTCTGCCGGGAGTTCAGCGTCAACGTCGGGGAGACCGCGAACTTTTCCTGCTCAGGCACCGGCACCGTGCTCGACATCTACCGGATCGGCTTCTACGGCGGCAACGGGTGGCGCAAGGTCACCACCTTGACCAACACCGCCACCACTCAGCCAGCGCCGACCACGGTGCCGAACAGCAACGGCGCGACCACCTGCACCGGCTGGTCCACCACCGCCTCCTGGACGGTGCCAGCGGGCACCACCTCGGGGCTGTTTGTCGGCGTGCTCCGCAACGTCACCCTGAACAACGCCTCGTGGATTCCGTTCATCGTCCGCGACGACTCGCTGGTCGCCGACATCATCTACAAGGTGGCCGACGCCACCTGGGCACTGGCCTACAACTGCTTCGGTTCGATGGCCGCCATCGAAGGCGGCAAGAACGTCTACGGGTCGGCTCAGGGCATCGGCAACATCATCGACCGCTGTCACTACGTCTCGCACCACCGCCCGGTCGTCACCCGAGGAGGCGTCGCCCAGACCTACTGGTATGCCTGCGAGTACCCGATGATCCGCTGGCTGGAACGCAACGGGTTCAACGTCAAGTACATCGCCTGCAAAGACCTGGACCGCGACCCGACCATCCTGAACAAAGCGCCGATCTTCATCTCCAACGGGCACGACGAATACTGGTCGGACCCGATGCGTTCCAACGTCGAGGCGTGGCGGAACGACGGTGGTCACGCGCTGTTCGCCTCCGGCAACGAGGTGTTCTGGCGAACCCGCTACGACGCCACCCGGGACGGCTACTGGTGCTTCAAGGACACCATGAACGGCCCCGGCGGGCACGTCGCCGGGGTGCCGCTCGATCCGGTCACCTGGACCGGCTCCTGGAAGGACCAGCGCTGGGCGGGAAACAAGCCGGAGTGGACGATCACCGGCACCGACTTCCGGATGAACGGGGTGATCGAGTTCGACGCGGTGATCTCCACCGCGACCTTCGGCTCGCACCCGGTCTGGGCCAACACCGCCGTGGTGTCCAGCAACGTGACCATCCCCCAGGTGATCGGGTTCGAGGCCGACAACCTGCGCCCCACCCAGCCGTCGTCGAGTGTGCGGACGTTGGCCGCGACCACGGTCAACATCAACGGACGCTATGCCGACGACAACGGCCAGAACTACAACGGCAACGGCGACCTGACCTGGGGCATCGTGTCGCAGCGGTTCCACGGCGGCGGGGTGACCGTCGGCTTCGGCACCTGCGAGTGGTCCTGGGCGCTGGATGCCACCCATGACCGGGCCGGGGCTCCCGTCACGGCGGCGGCGCAGCAGTTCACCATCAACCTGCTCGGCGACCTCGGCGCGCAGCCGGTCACCCTGATGGGCGGGATGGTGGCCCGCACCCCGCAGAGCCTCGACATCTACGGGTTCGAGCCGCTCACCGGTCCG